TTAGTAGGATTCCTCCGGCTTCGCTATTAGCGAAGCCCCCCGTCATGGGACCCAACCTCCCCTTGCCCCCGTAGGGGGTATATTATATAATCGTACTGCGCCTCGCCCCCGTTCTCTCCCCGTGGTGTGTTGCGGATAACAGGAATAAACGTCGTCTAACCCAGCGACGGGCGCTCCGACTTGCTTCTTGGCGGTATTTCGCTATAGCCCCCGCTCCCTCCCCTAACGGGGTAACCCGGATAATCAGCAGCATCGCCCGCTGCTGGGGGGCCGGACCCGCTTTACACGCACCCCCTACGACACTATAGACAAGGTCTGCTCCCCCAAACCGGACGCTGCACTAATGTCAAAAGTAAAGTTGAACCCGACGGGCGATGTCCCTCTTCCGTATAGTCCGGAAGATGTAGGGGCCCCCAGCTTTATGGATGAGCTAACGGCGTCAGCCAATACGGCTGACTTCTTGGAAGAGATGGGCGTACCGCTGGAAGTGGACCCCTCGACGTTCGAGAGGGAGAAGGCGCTCCTCGAAGGAGCCATCAAGGGCCAGCATGTGGCCCCCCTAACCAATTATGCGACAGCACTGGGTGCTAAGGCGTTTCTTCAGCAGTACGGCCAGAACTTGGCGTTCGATGCGGGTCAGGTGCGCGCTGCGCTTACCAATAAGCTGTTAGAGATAGCCAACTGTGGCGAGACCAAGTTTGAGCTTAAGGCACTGGAGCTCCTTGGTAAGCACAGCGATATCAGCCTGTTCACCCAGCGCAGCGAGATCAACATCAACTACAACAGCCCCGAGGCACTCGAAAGCGCCATCAAGGAGCGGGTCAAGCGCCTGCTGGACGCTGAAGTGGTGGATGTGACCCCGATCAACGTCTCACTCGATGAAGAGTTTGGTGTGTTTGCCTCCGAGGAAGAGGAAGAGGAAGAGGAAGAGGACGAGACCCCCGAAGGGAACGATGAGTAATGGCGTCCAACATCAGCCTAGCTGATCTACCAAAGATTCTTCCCTTGCTCCCGGTGCACGAGCAGGAGCGGCTGCTAGCCGAGCTGGAGAAGCTGTCCGAGCTGAAGAGCCGCAAGCTGTGTCAAAACAACTTCCTCGCCTTTGTAAGAGAAGTATGGCCGACCTTTATTGCTGGCCGGCACCATGCCAAGATGGCAAATGCGTTCGAGCGCGTGGCTAGGGGCGAGTGCAAGCGCCTCATCATTAATATGCCACCCCGGCACACCAAGTCCGAGTTTGCCAGCTACCTGCTACCCGCATGGTTCCTAGGTAAGTACCCCCATAAGAAGGTCATCCAGTGCTCCCACACAGCTGAGCTGGCGGTAGGCTTTGGCCGTAAGGTGCGTAACCTTGTGGATACTGAGGCGTACCACGACATTTTTCCTGACCTGCAACTGTCGGCGGACAGCAAGGCGGCTGGTCGCTGGAACACCAGCAAGATGGGTGACTACTTCGCCATCGGTGTGAACGGTGCTGTGACCGGTAAGGGTGCAGACTTGCTCATCGTGGATGACCCGCACTCGGAGCAGGAAGCCGCTCTCGCGGAAGTGAACCCAGATATCTACGACAAGACTTACGAGTGGTATACTTCTGGTCCTCGTCAGCGTCTGCAACCGGGCGGCTCCATCATTATCGTCATGACCCGGTGGTCAAAGCGCGACCTGACCGGGCAGATACTCAAAGATGCGTCGGCTAACGAGAGCATTGGCGAGTGGGAAGTCATTGAGTTTCCTGCCATTTTGCCCAGCAGCAAGCCGCTGTGGCCTGAGTTCTGGGAGCTGGACGAGCTTCTCAAGGTTAAGCGCGACGTCCCTAACTCCAAGTGGATGGCGCAGTACCAGCAGAACCCGGTGTCGGAGTCTGCGGCTATTATTAAGCGTGAGTGGTGGAAGACGTGGGAGTCTGACACACCGCCCCAGTGCGACTTCATCCTGCAAAGCTGGGATACGGCCTTCGAGAAGACGCAGCGAGCGGACTATTCCGCCCAGACCACGTGGGGTGTGTTTTACCACTCAGACGACAATGGCATATCTCAGGCCAATATTGTCCTCCTTAACGCGTCGCGCGACCGTGTGGAGTTCCCCACGCTCAAGCAGTGGGCCATCGACGAGTATAAAGAGTGGGACCCGGACAGCGTCATCATTGAAAAGAAGGCGTCAGGGGCACCGCTCATCTACGAGATGCGCGCCATGGGGATACCCGTGCAGGAGTTCACCCCGACAAGGGGCAACGACAAGATCAGCCGTCTGAACGCGGTTGCGGACATATTTGCCTCTGGGCGTGTCTGGGCCCCGGCGACCCGCTGGGCCGAGGAGGTTATTGACGAGGTGGCTGAGTTTCCTGCCGGCAGCCACGATGACTTTGTTGATACCGTATCCATGGCGATGCACAGGTTCCGGCGCGGAGGCTATATATCTACTACGCTAGACGCAGAAGACGAACCGCTGTACTTTAGAAGTCGCAAGCAACAAGGGTACTACTGATGGCTATCGACAAGGCGCTTAACCCCGCCCCTACCGGTTTGACTGCTATGAAACCGACGTTGGACCTCGACAAGCAATATGCCGAGCCGACGCCGCCGGATGAAGGTGCCTTGGAGATTGAGATTGAAGACCCGGAGCGGGTTACCATCGGTACCGGCGACATGGAAATCATCATCGACCCCGATGATGAGGACGAGGAAGATTCGGAGTTTGTAAGTAACCTTGCCGAGGACATGGACGACGGGCAGCTGACCGAGCTGGCGGGTGACCTGCTAGGTGAGTTTGACGAGGATATCAGCAGCCGTAAGGACTGGATACAGACTTACGTAGATGGGCTTGAGCTGCTGGGGATGAAGGTCGAGGACCGCACCGAGCCGTGGCCCGGTGCCTGCGGTGTGTACCACCCGCTCCTGTCAGAGGCTCTGGTCAAGTTCCAAGCCGAGACCATGATGGAGACGTTCCCGGCGCAGGGGCCGGTGCGGACTAAGGTCATTGGTAACGAGACGCCTGAGAGGCGCGATGCTGCCCAGCGTGTGCAGCAGGACATGAACCACCAGCTTACCGACATCATGGTGGAGTATCGGCCCGAGCACGAGCGGATGCTGTGGGGTCTGGGCCTGTCAGGTAATGCGTTCAAGAAGGTGTACTTCGACCCGAGCCTTGGCCGCCAGACGGCTATGTATATCCCTGCCGAGGACGTGGTGGTGCCCTATGGGGCGTCTAACATCGAGACGGCGGAGCGCGTTACCCATGTGATGCGCAAGACGCCTAACGAGCTGAAGAAGCTGCAAGCGTCGGGCTTTTACCGCGAGGCGGACCTGCCAGAGCCCAGCGACGTGCTGGACGAGGTGGAGAAGGCTATCGCAGAGAAGATGGGCTTCCGCGCGTCCAGTGACGACCGCTACAAGCTGCTCGAAATGCACGTCGACCTTGTTATTGAGGACGACAAGTTTGCCAAGGATGAGGCCAAGGCCGGCATTGCCGTGCCTTATGTAGTGACCATCGACAAAGCCTCGTCGACCATTCTGGCTATCCGGCGCAACTGGGACCCGGAGGACGACCTCAAGCAGAAGCGCAACCACTTCGTACACTACGGCTACGTGCCGGGGTTCGGCTTCTATGCCTTCGGCCTCATCCACCTCATCGGTGCGTTTGCCAAGTCAGGCACGAGCATCATTCGCCAGCTGGTTGACGCGGGTACGCTGAGCAACCTGCCCGGTGGCTTCAAGACCAAGGGCCTGCGGGTCAAGGGGGACGATACCCCCATCGCTCCGGCTGAGTGGCGCGACGTGGACGTCGCCAGTGGTACGATGCGCGACAACATCATGCCGCTGCCGTATAAGGAGCCAAGCCAAGTCCTGTTCGCGCTGCTCCAGAATATCGTGGATGAAGGCCGGCGGTTCGCCGCTACGGCAGACCTCAAGATCAGCGACATGTCGGGTCAGGCCCCGGTTGGGACCACACTGGCTATCCTTGAGCGCAGCCTCAAGATGATGTCGGCGGTGCAGGCGCGCATCCACTACGCGATGAAGCAGGAGTTTCGCCTGCTTAAGACCATCATCGCTGACTATACCCCCAGCAAGTACCCCTACCAGCCCGAGGAAGGCAGTCGCTTCGCTAAGAAGAGCGACTATGACGCGGTGGACGTCATCCCCGTGTCGGACCCCAACGCTGCCACTATGGCGCAGAAGATCGTCCAGTATCAGGCGGTTATTCAGCTCGCGCAGACGGCTCCGGGTATCTACGACATGCCATATCTGCACCGGCAGATGCTGGAGGTGCTGGGCATCAAGAACGCCCAGAAGCTGGTGCCGCTACAAGATAGCGACGAGATGAAGCCGCGCGACCCGGTCAGCGAGAATATGGACATCCTGAATGGCAAGCCCGTGAAGGCGTTTATGTATCAGGACCACGAGGCACACCTCGTCGTTCACATGTCCGCTATGCAGGACCCGAAAATCCAGCAGATGGTGGGGCAGAGCCCCAACGCGCAGGTCATCATGGCAGCCGCAAACGCTCACATCCAAGAACACTTGGCTTATGAGTACCGCAAGCAGGTGGAAGAGCAGGCTGGCGTCCCGCTGCCGCCGCCTAACGCCGAGATGGATGAGCGCACCGAGGTCGAGGTCTCCCGTCTGGCTGCTGCTGCCGCTCAGCAGCTGCTCCGCAAGAATCAGGCGGAGGCTGCACAGCAGCAGGCCCAGCAGATGGCTCAGGACCCAGTCATGCAGCTTCAACAAGCCGAGCTGCAACTCAAGGCCGAGGAGCTCAAGCAGAAGGCGCAGAAGCTCCAGATCGACGCCGCAGACAAGGCGGACAGGCTGGACATCGAGCGCGAGCGCATCGCCGCACAGAAGGAGATCGCAGGTCTCAACGTCGGTGCCAAGATAGCCACGGACAAAGCGCGGCTGGCATCGGACGAGCAGCTCGAAGGGCTGCGCGTTGGGGTACAAGTTGCTCGTGAGAGCATGATGGGTGGACAAGCGTCGGCGCAAACCCCGGCGCAGGGGGAAAGTGAATGAACAACGACATCCTCCGCTATCTGGCGGACAAGAACAACGAGGAAATCAAAGTCCTCGCAGACGATTTGGCGCGTGGGCACGCCAAAGACCACGGAGAGTACAAGTACGCTTGTGGCATTATCCGTGGGTTAATGATGGCCAACAGTTTTCTGGCCGAGACTGCCCAACGACTGGAGAATGACGATGACTGATACAGAGGACAAAACTCTGTTTGACGAACTACCTACCCTTCGTAAGATGACCAATGTTGAGGCGACCAACCAGCCCGCCGAAGACAAACCCAAGCAGCTGCCCGAGCCGTCAGGCTATCGCATCCTGTGTGCGGTTCCGGATATCGAAGAGAAGTACAGCAGCGGGCTTTTTAAGGCCGACATCACTAAGCAGTACGAGGAGCTAACGACTCCGGTGCTTTTTGTGCTGAAGCTGGGCCCTGACGCCTACAAAGATGAGCGCAAATTCCCCAACGGTCCATGGTGCAAGCCGGGCGATTTCGTCCTGACGCGCCCGATGGCCGGTAGCCGTGTGAAAATCCACGGTAGGGAGTTCCGCATCTTGAACGATGACAGCATTGAAGCTGTTGTGGAAGACCCGCGAGGCATCTCGCGCGCCTAACGGAGGCGTTTTTCCGTACAAAGGAGGCCGAAATGGCAAGTAAACCTGCTGAAGACGACGATTTTTCGTTCGAAATTGAGGACGAGGTCGACGGAAAATCCGAAATTGAGGTTGTTGACGACACTCCGGAGGCTGACCGGGGCCGAGAGCCTATGCCCAAGGACATCGTCGAGGAGTTGGAGAGCGATGAGCTTGAAGACTACTCCGATAAGGTCAAAACGCGCCTCAAGCAGATGAAAAAGGTCTGGCACGACGAGCGCCGCGAGAAAGAACGCGTGCTCCGCGAGCAGCAGGAGGCCCTTAGCGCCGCTCAACGACTGTTGGAAGAGAACCGTCGACTGCGGAAAACCTTGTCGGAAGGCGAGCAGTCACTCGTTGGTAGCTATAAGCAGACCGCCGAGTATGAAATCGACGCAGCCCGTCGGGCTTACCGCGATGCGTACGAGTCTGGGGACGCTGACAAGGTCGTTGACGCTCAAGAAAAGCTCTCGCGGGCTACTTTGCGGCTTCAGCAGGTAGAAAATTACAGACCCACTTTACAGGACTCGGGTACTGAGGTAGACATAGTACCGCAGCAGGCACAACAGCCCCGGCTCGACCAGAGAACGATTACGTGGCAAGAGCGTAATACGTGGTATGGAACCGATCCGGAGATGACTGCGTCGGCTCTCGGGCTTCACCAGAAGCTCGTTAATGAACGTGGCCCGCAGTACGTGGGTACCGACGAATATTGGACGGCGGTTGACAAAACAATCCGTCGTAGGTTCCCCGATTACTTCGGGGAGGAAGAGGCTCCAAGAACCTCTCAACGCGAAACCAAGAGTTCGCAGGTCGTAGCTCCCGCTTCACGCAGCCGGTCCCCCAAGAAGATTGTGCTGAAACAGTCCCAGTTGTCTATCGCTAAACGTCTGGGTCTTACTCCCGAGCAATATGCTCGTGAACTTTTGAAGACGGAGAACTAATATGACTCGTGGTACTCGTACGTTTGACGACGTCGTTGGTGAGCTGGAGGAAGTGCGTGCACCCCGCCAGACGCGTGAAGAGGAAAAGCGCTTTCAGACTTGGGCACCGGCTTCGACGTTGCCTGAACCTGATAAGCAGCCGGGATATGACTATCGCTGGATTCGTGTTTCCACGATGAACGAGAAGGACCCCCGGAACATCTCGGCTAAGTTGCGCGAAGGTTGGGAACCTGTTCGTATTGAAGAGCAGCCCCAGTTTCGCCTGATGATTGACCCAGATAGCCGCTTCAAAGACAACATCGAAGTCGCAGGGTTGCTGCTTTGCAAGGCCCCGAAGGAACTGATGAGGCAGCGCAAAAATTATTTTGCGCAGAAAAATCAGGCCCAGATGGACTCAGTGGACAACAACTTTATGCGAGAGAACGATGCTCGTATGCCGCTCTTCCGTGAGAAGAGGTCATCGACATCATTTGGTAAAGGCAAATAAAGGAGCTAGAGATGGCATATCCGTCTGTTACCAGCCCCTACGGGCTGATCCCGATCAATCTGATCGGCGGGCAGGTTTTTGCCGGTTCGACTCGCTTGCTGCCCATCGCCACTAACTCTTCGACGGCCATCTTCTATGGTGACGTCGTGAAGTTGCTGGCTGGTGGTACGGTTGGCAAGGACACCGGTACTGACGCTGCTACGCCGGTTGGTGTTTTCCTCGGTTGCACCTACACCGATCCGGTGTTTGGTAAGACCTTCCGTCAGTACTACCCCGGCACCACGAACATCTCCGACATTCAGGCATACGTCCTTGATGATCCGGACGCTCTGTTCAAGGTTGCCGTGTGCGCCGGCACCAACTCGAACACCGTCAGCTTCCTGACTCAGGCTGCTGTCGGCTCGAACGTGAAGCTGGCTAACGGTGCTAACAACGTGGGTTCAACCATCACGGGCAACTCCAAGGTCGGCGTTGACTCGACCGAAGGTACGAGCTCGGCATGGCCGATCCGCGTGATTGATGTTGTCCCCGAAACCGCTCTGGCGGGTAACCCCGGTTCTTACACCGAAGTTATCGTCAAGTGGAATCAGGGTATGCATCAGTACCTGAACCCCACTGGCCTCGCATAAGGAGACTGAACAATGGCTATTTCACGCGCACAGCTCCTCAAGGAGCTCCTGCCCGGCCTGAACGCCCTGTTCGGTCTGGAATACGCCCGCTATGGCGAAGAGCATAAGCAAATCTTCGAGACTGAAAGCTCTGAGCGTTCGTTCGAAGAAGAAACCAAGCTGTCGGGCTTCTCGGCTGCTCCGGTTAAGAACGAAGGTTCTGCCATTGCTTATGACAACGCTCAGGAAGTCTTCACGGCTCGCTACAACCATGAGACGATTGCCCTCGGGTTCTCGCTCACGGAAGAAGCCATCGAAGACAACCTGTATGACAGCCTCTCGGCTCGTTATACCAAAGCGTTGGCCCGTGCCATGGCGTACACCAAGCAGACCAAGGCTGCTGCGGTCTTGAACAACGGTTTTGACTCGGACTACCCCGGTGGTGACGGTCAGCCGCTGTTTTCGAGCGCTCACCCGCTGGTCTCCGGTGGTACCAACTCGAACATCCCCAGCACGCCAGCTGACCTGAACGAAACGTCGCTTGAAGCGGCTGTCATTCAGATCGCTGCGTGGACGGATGAACGTGGCCTGCTCATCGCGGCTAAGCCGCGTAAGCTGGTGGTTCCGCCGAGCCTGATGTTCGTTGCGACCCGACTGCTGGAGACTGAACTCCGCGTGTCGACCGCCGACAACGACATCAACGCCATCAAGAGCAACGGCTCGATCCCGGAGGGTTACACTGTTAACCACTTCCTGACCGACACCGATGCTTGGTTCCTGACGACCGATGTTCCGAATGGTCTGAAGCACTTCGTCCGTACCCCGCTCGCTCAGAGCATGGACGGCGACTTCGACACCGGCAACGTCCGTTACAAGAGCCGTGAGCGTTACTCGTTCGGCTGGTCTGACCCGCTGGGCATGTATGGTTCGGTAGGCGCTGCCTAAGCTAAGTCCTAGGGAAGTTTAGGACTTTGAGACCCCCCGGCGAGAGTCGGGGGGTCTTTTCTTTGTGCTAATAGCGTGATACAAGTACGTCACTAGGTATTTAACCCGTGTCGACTGTCCTAGCAGACGTAGTAGCGACGACATGGGTATGTGCTACTACACGGAGATAAATCATGGCGAATACGACATTTTCGGGTCCAGTAATCTCGCAGAACGGTTTCGTTGGCGATTTCACCGGCAACATCACTGGCAACGTCACTGGCAACGTCACTGGCAACCTCACTGGCATCGTCTTTGGCACCGTTACGACCCGCTCGGGCGCTGGTGCTGTCCCGGTCACCGCAGCTTCGGTTCAGATTTCGACGGGCGCTGGCGCTGCCGCGCTGAC